AATTCGAAGCTCTATCCATCATTTGTTGGTATCTTGGGTCTGCTTTATAAGCAGCTAAAGCAGCATCAATATCAGCTTGAGTAGGAACTGCGGAACCAGGTGGTGCCGCAGCAAGAACTTTACCTAATAAATTTTGAGTTCCCATCATTGCGATTTCTGGGGCAAATTCCGGAAAAACAACCATTAAAGAACCAGTAACCGCAGCAGAAATAAAAACATCTTGATGGTCTTTAACAAAATTACCAACAACACCTAATCCGGTTTTTATATCATCTCCAAATGTTTCCAAACCACTTACTATTTTTTTACCAACACCTGTAATTTTATCACCCAAACCTTCAAATCCATGTTTTATATCATCCAAAAGATTTCCTCCAGATAATGTTAGGTGAATATGAGAAGGATAATGTCCGTTTTTTTTTCTAAACTTAATAATTTTATTTATTTCTTTAGAATTCATTTATATATCTAAAGAAATAAAAAAATTAATATAACCCATGTTCTTTTACATATTTAGAAGCCATTGGTAGAGAAAGATTTTTTTCTTTCATTATTTTTTTTACAATAGCACCACGAGCACTTGGTTTTTTTCCACCTTGTAAAGCACTATTATAATAATTTAAATCAGCACTGAATGTATTAAAATTTTTATCTTCTGGTGCCGTGCTTATATAATCCTTATATAATTTGTGTGCTGCGGAACTTATTTGTTGTCGGTTTCCACCAATCTTTCTAACACCATGTCCGTTAGCACCTGGTCGTCCAGCACCAAAAGCATTTGATGGAATACTTTTTCCAAATTCTCCAATTGGAATAGTAGTTGAAAAATCTCCTTTATATCTTGGATTTTTCTCTAATGCTCCACCTTTATATTTTCTAATAATTTTTTGTAATTCAGGATTATCTAAAATATTAGTAGGAGATGTAATAGGCATTATACCATTAAGAAAATTAGGGTCATCACTACCACTATATCCAGGTGTTCCATCGGGATTTAACCAAGCTGCTCCACCTTTCTTTCCTCTATATAAATTGAATTGTCCTGGTCTTAATCCGCCAATATGTCTAATACCATGTCCGTCATGACCTGGTCTTCCGGCTCCACTAGGTGCTGGTGCGCCAGAAGTCATTTGTTGTTGTGCGTATTGAGAAGCCATTTCAACGGATTGATGTAAAAGTTCTCTTTCTACTTCTTTCACAACATCATCATTTAATATAAGTTTTAAAGCATTCCAAATTCCGGAGGCAACGGCTTTAATTCCATCCCAAACATCTCCCCAAAAAGAACCTCCATCCATCATTCCACCGGTAATATAATCGTGTGCGTGTTTTTTCAATTCATCTAATAATAAATCTTTTCCACTATCAAAAATTTGGGGTCCGTATTCTTTATATAAATCCAATCCAATTTTTTTAATACTTTCCCAAGCATCTCCCAATAAATCTCCACCAGACATTTTTCCCATTCCATGTAGTTTCTTTTTGGTAGCAACCATATATTTCAATAATTTCATCAAATTTTTTCCTTTTGGTTTTCGTCCAGCTCCCGTCATCGATTTCTTTATTATTTCTTTCATTTGTTCTGGTGTAAGTTTAGCTAATCCGGTAGTATATCGTTTTCCACCAACACTCATTCCAGAAAGTGCGGGAGAAAGAGTAGAAGCAGTATTACCAATAGGTTGCGTCATTGACCCACCAAATTGTCCTAATTGATAATTCGTACCAATACTAGTAGTAGCACCATGTCCGTGTCTTGGAACTAATTTCGACATTTTTCCACCTTCTGGAATAATTGTATGGTGAAACAATCCGGATGCGACATTCGATTTTTTTGGTCTTCCTCTTCCAATTCTTCTCCAGGTCATATCATCACTACCTACACCAGTAGCGGTTCCATCGGGGTTCATTACCATTGCTCCACCTTTTTTAGCACCCTTAAGAATAGCATCGAATTGGGCTTGATGCTGACTTGGATGATGTAAAATTTCTTTCAATGTAGCACCACCGGTTTTTTTTGGTCTTCCTCTTCCTTTTCCTTTCATTTCTTTTCCAATATTTTCTAAAGCCGCAGTAGAATTTATATTCTTATTAAGATTGCTAAAAACCGCATCTAAACTTCCGGCAGAAGCAGGTAATTTAGAAGCAGGAACCAAATTATTAGATACAGCATTTCCTCCTGGTTGTAAAGTAGATGCTCCTCGTCTCCCACCAGATAATCTTGGTTGTCTATTAGCATTGATTTCTACAAATTCCATTTTATATTATATAATGATAAAATAAAATAATTAATTGAAAATCTTTAATAATTTACTTTCAGCTTTCTTTTCTTTTTTTGGTTTCTTTCCACCAAGTTTCAAAGGTTTCAATTTTGCTAAAACATCTTTTGGTATTTTATCTATTCTATCTATCTTCTTTAGTCCTGGTAATTTATCTCCTAACTCTTTTTTTACATCACTCCAAAAATCTCCCCCTTTCATTGCTCTACCTCTACGTTTCGAATGAACCCTTCCTAAATCATCTATATCACTATCACTATCGTAACTAGCAATACCAGAAGTAGAAAAAGAAGGTGGATAAAAGGGAGAATTCATGAAATCACTACTTCCACCTTTCATTCTATTTCCAACCATTTTATTTCTATTTAATGTATATCTTGGTTCAAATAAATCAGGTGGATAACGTGATACACCACTACTAGAAATCGAATGATAGGATGTAGCACCACCGGACATTGCCCCACCAGTAATGGTAATGGGGTCATATTGATGTGTAATGTGTTCTGGTTCGATATTGGTAGGAGTATAATAACCTTGTTGTTTGTGTCTAAACTCTCTTAATTTATTTACAATGTTTCGATTGTACGGATTATCGAATGTTAAATTATACATTATATAATTATAATATATAATTTTATTTAATAGCTAATATTTAACAGAATTTACTCATTTTTCCTCCGGAAGAAGCACCACTGGCTCCACCATTAAAGTGTAGTTTCTTTCCTAGCTGTTGAGCCATTCTCTTAATAACTCCAGAATTCATGTGATGTATTTTACCTCCAACCATTCTCTTGAATTCCGCAGATGAAACCGGGTCAGCAGACTTCTCGGCTTTGGTATCTACGACCATCTGTTTCGTCAAAATACCAGTGTAGATAACACTGGAACCAGCTTGGGTAACGAAGATACCAGAGTTAGCGGTGACGACCAATATTTCAGGTTGGAAAGCCGTAGCCGTTGTATTGGTACAAGTAATTTGGAACTGGAAGTTGAACTGCCCGATTGAGGACGAAGAAAGGTAGTCCGGCAAACTCAAATCTTTTGGGGGGTTGAGAATTAAGATGGAACCGGTAGTATCAATAGTAGCTGGAACTCCTTGTGTAATGTTGGTAGATACAGCACTTCCTGAAAATTCAGCCCATGATTGAGTAGAACAATTATTAACACTCATACGCCACAAGTCTGCTTGAGTAGCAGAAGCCAAAAGTCCAGACTGGTTATTCAAATTAATAGAAATTTTACTAATAGTTAAGAAAGAAGCACTATCGTAAATAGTTTGTTGAGACATTGGCTTACGAACCACAATAATGAAATAATCAGGAAGTTGATTAAGTTGGATATTTTGAGATGTAATTGGAGTAGCAACGTTTGGTTGAAGAATAGCATTTTGAGTGGATTGAGAAAGGTATCTTGGGTAATCCATGTAAGGCACAACATTTCTGGATGGAATTAAATCACTAGCTTGGGTAGATAGGAAATTAAACAACATTTGTGTGCTTCCACCTTGAAATGGGTTAGAGAAAGTAGGGGCACCAACCGCATCTCCTAGAGTAATAGAAGCAGATGAATTCAAACCAACAGAAGAAGCAACCGACATCAATCTTTTGGCTGTGCTATCAATGTTAAACACGAAATTAATTGTATTTACACCAGCAATACCTCCACAATTATATTCCGGATTACCGAAAATAAAAGGAGAAAGGAACAATGGCTCTATCACTTGAGTATTCACAACAAAAGCGAAATATTTAGCACTTCCAGTAGAGTTCAAAGCACCAGTAGTGGATAAAGTCCAGGGTCCCGCAGCATTAGGAGAAGTATAAGCAGTAATGGAAACTGGGAATGCTCCTCTTGGTGCCTGGTCTAAATCGTATGACTGGTTCGTCCAGTTTGCTAAAGGATTGTTATTAGCTCCAACACCATCCTGATAATTGTAATATGCCTGGTCGGGTAAGGTTGGGGTCATACCATTATAACGATACAATTCTCTACTATCGTTAAATCTCAAAAGACAATCGAGAACATCCTGTTCGTTAAGAGAGACAGTGGTATTATTGATGGTAGCAGTAGCCGTTGTAATAAGCTTGTTGAAAGGGAATGCCTGAAGGGCACAATTACTTCCCCATTGAATGGCTGTAGCACCATTAGCAACTGGGGCACCAGTAAATAGTGTAAAGGTAATTCCGGTCGAGATAAGTAATTCTCTGTTAATGACGATACTTTCACTAGGAATTTGGATAGTAAAGGTAACCGAAGAATTGGATGTGGAAACCGCAGTGAATTGTTGGTAAGTAGTATTGGCGGCACCCGATTGAACCGCAAAAGTAAGATTGTCGGTAATATCCGCAAGACGACTATCTTTTAGGAGGATGGTTTTAAAGTCAGTCATTTATATACTTAATAAATATTTTTTTTATTAAGTATTGCCTAAAATATCTTCTAAACTATTCTTTTTCTAAACAAGAATTTGAGAGAACAACTGCCTCCACTTAATAGATTAATGGGGAATAAATTTCCTAACTTATTTCTCCAGAATACGGAAACATCTACATTTGTTAAAGGTCGGTTCCCGGTTAAACTAATCATTCTATACTCGGCAGTAGGATTATACAATAAATTTGGTTTATAAGAATTTTCATTAGAAACTATATCCGTAATAATTTGTGCGAACCTAGCATTATTCCCGTCTCCCGAAATAATTTGGTTTTCGTTAAAGATAAGTGGAGATGCTAATTGATTACTAACAATTGGTAAAGTATTCGATACAAAGACGATACTATCGATGGGCGTCCAATTCACAATTGTGCTAAACTCCTGGAATGTTTGAATGAAGACATTGGTTACATCTCCCGCAGTATTTGGATTAACAATTGGATAAAGACTTGGCGATAATATTTGACTGGTACCTTGTTGATTAAGAATAGTAATTTCGTAATTCAATCCGGTTAAAATCGTTCCTGAAGAAAATTGAATACTATCATATCCATTAGGATTTTGATAATATCCTAGAACTTGAGACCCAGCTGTAGCGGATGCGGTAATACTATTCGATTGTCCCTTAAAGATAGAATTAAAAGAAGTAAATAATTGATATAAGGGAGAATTGAAATACATTTTCACACCATACAGATTAGGTGTTATAACTCCACCTACTAAAGTTCTAGTTTCAAAAGCAGGAGAAGTTCCATCTTTTTTAAATTGAGGAGTGCTAATCACCGCACAAGATGTTGTGCTATCCCAGCTAAAGATTGGTGGTAATATTCCAAGTATTTCTTTGTTAGCAGTAGATGTAGAATATAAACTATCTATTAATGCTTGTTGTAAAAAAGTAAATGCTCTTACTAAAGTAGCCTGAATTAAAGATTGAAAATGTTGATAAGAATAACAATAATAATAATCTCCTACATTTGATTGATAACCACCATTAATGCTTGGTGGTGGTGGAACCGGTGCCGAAGTATCTTGCGTTACCCATATAATCTTTGCTTGAGAGACGTAAGTAGTTGTATTAGGGGTAGTCCCATCTGGTCTAAATTGTGGCTTAATAGTTAAAGTAATAGTATAATTAGTCATATTATTCAAAGGTTGGTTTGGTTCAATTACTGGAATGAATACCGGTAAATCGGGAGTATCTACTTGAAATCGAATAATACTCATTTCATATTCTCCCGTACAAGGGATAATAGGATTGGTTCTATTTTCGTTAAAGTATATTGGTATTGGGTTTCCTGTAGTGCTATTAAAATTTGTAACTAATACATCGTAGTATATATGGTCGGGTATTGCCGGAACATTACTCAATTCTGGTTTTGGTCTATAGGACATTATATATAATAGTGCTAATATATTTTTGTATCATTCCTAAATATCTAATTTACATTATATTCGAGAGAAATATTGGATTTCTACATGTATATATCTAATTGTATATATCTAATATCGACTATTTAGATTTTTACAATGCTATTTTCGAGTTATATAGATATGTATATGTAAAAATTTTAAAATTTTTACATATACATATCTATATAACTCGAAAATAGCATTGTAAAAATCTAAATAGTC